GGCTCAAGCAAAGGCTGCGGCTAAACAAGCCCAAGCGAAGGCGCCTGGTATGATGGCTCAAGCAAAGGCGGCGGCTGCCCAGGCCCAAGCTCAAGCAAAGGCTGCGGCCCCGGGTGTGATGTCCCAAGTAAAGGCGATGGCTAACCAAGCAAAGGCTGCGGCCCCGGGTGTGATGTCCCAGGTAAAAGCGGTGGCTAACCAAGCAAAGGCTGCGACTGGTCAGAGTAATGGTGGGAAGTCTGCCAACAATTCTGGTAAAAACAAGAACAAGAACAACAAACAGGTGAACTCTATCAAGAGGCAGTCGAATTACAGGGGTAAAGCGATAGCTAATAAAGTTCAGGCGAATGGTCTAAAGATGGCTGAAAATGCCACCACGGACACCATGTCGGCGATAGAAACCGGGCGCACCATGGCGAAAAAGGCGCATCGCCAGGCTATGAATATGGCTCGACAGGCGCACAACCAGGCACTCGAAAAAGCTCGTATGGAGGCACAAGCTGCCGGATTACAGTTCGGTGCGGAGGTACCCATGAATTACATGGATAACATGGGTCGTCGTATTATGCAAGGACCCAACGGTGGTGCGTATGTAAATATGCCCGGTGGTGGGAGAAATTACAGACCCAATGCGGCTTATAGAAACCAGGTAGGTAGTGGGTTTGTGACACCCGTCAGTGGTCAAAGTGGACTCCCTCAAAACCTCCGATACTAAATAAGAAACTGGAAACCTTTCAAGTTTTGTGGTTCATACACAACGAGTTGATATAGTTTCCATGTACACCCAAACTTCTTGTTCAAGAAATATACGCTGTTCAATTCGACGATAGCGTGCCCAGAATTCCTTGAATAGAGACCGTTAGAAACTTCAGTCTTTACCGCATTTTTATCTGAATCGTACACCCCCGCCTTAATCATATCTTGATGATCCGTGTCCACCTTGACTCTAAATTTAGGTTCTCTATCCGTCGAATGTTTAATATTCGAGTTGAACATGGGAAGCAAATCGGATTTTGACATGGGAGCACCGAAAATGGTTTCACTTTGGTTTACGACGGCATCGATGATCTTATCCTCGATATCCCGAATACCTTCATAAAATTTTTTAATGTAACTCCCCTCCTCATCGTACCCCTTCAACGCAAAATCTATATTGTACTTCGTAGGACCAACCTCTGGTGTAAACCCCGAAACACCAAATGGCATGTACAACCTCGGAAACTGAATACGCATGGGTGTTCCCTGTTTTGTTGAGAGAACAATCTTCTTATTGTTATATTCTGCGATTTCAAGGTTGTTGATAACTTTGTCCATAATTCTTTCTATTTATTTCAAGTCTCTAAACTTTAAGCTGAACAGGCCACACAATCGGGTTCTAGACTGAACTGGATAGGTCGAGCTTTCGCCTTCGACCGTAGGTAGTACATACCTGTTTTGAGACCGGCTTTCCATGCGTACATGTGCATCGAGGACAATTTGGACATGGTGGGACTCTCCATGAATAGGTTCATAGACTGGGACTGATCGATGAACCGACCACGGTCCGCCGCCATGTCGATGATACACTTCTGACTGATTTCCCACACAGTCCTGTAGAGTTTCTTAATATTTTCCGGGATGTCCACGATGTTTTGAATAGATCCACCCGCCTTGACCATGAGATCCTTCATCTCCTTGGACCAGAGACCAACCTTCTTGAGGTCCTCGACGAGATGCTTGTTGACGACAACGAACTCACCAGCGAGTGTGCGTCGGAGGTAGATGTTGGTCGTGTATGGCTCGAAACATTCGTTATTTCCCAAAATTTGGGCGGTGGATGCTGTGGGCATGGGTGCCATGAGGAGACTGTTCCGGAGTCCCTTGTTCTTAACCCGCTCACGCATAGCGTCCCAGTCGTAACGACCACTGAACTTTGTCTCCCCTTCCCACATATCGGGTTGGAGGATACCCTTAGAGGCTGGCGAATCCCTAAAGCTTTCATAGGAACCCTCAACCTCGGCCAGCTCAGATGAAGCCTCTAATGCGGCATGGTACATAGTCTCGAAAATGTGCGCATTCATGAGTCGAGATTCTTCACTGTCAAATGGTAGTCCGCAGAGAATGAACACGTCAGCGAGACCCTGAACACCGAGACCAATAGGGCGATGCTTCATATTGGAACGTCTCGCCGTTTCCACGGGGTAGAAGTTACGATCTATAACCCGATTGAGATTCTTCGTGACAATTTTTGTAATTTCATGAAGCTTGTCGTAATCGAACGTCTTTGTTTCCATGTCAACATACTTGGGAAGGGCGATGGATGCCAGGTTGCATACAGAAGTTTCATCCTTATTGGTGTACTCTATGATTTCTGTACAAAGATTTGAACTCTTAATGACCCCGAGGTTCTTCTGGTTACTCTTTGCGTTACAAGCATCCTTGTAGAGCATGTATGGCGTACCAGTCTCGGTTTGAGACTTGAGAATCGCTTTCCACACATCCGCTGCGGGAACAGTCGACGTGGCGAGGCCCTCCTCTTCGTACTTGGTGTAGAGGGCTTCAAACTCTTCGCCGTAGCAGTCAGAAAGACCCTTCGCCGTGTCGGGGCAGAACAATGACCAGTTCCCGCCAGACTCGACCCTCTTCATGAAGAGGTCGGGGATCCACATAGCCGAGAAGAGGTCACGGCACCGCGCCTCTTCGTCCCCCTGGTTGAGACGCAATTCCAAAAACTCCATGATATCGGCGTGCCACGGCTCGATGTACACGGCGATAGATCCCTTACGACGCCCCGCCTGATTCACGTATCGTGCCGTGGCATTGAAGACCCTGAGCATTGGGATGATCCCATCGGATTGACCGTTAGTGCCCCGAATACGAGACTTATTAGCGCGAATATCATGAATGTGCATACCGATACCACCTGCCCACTTACTGATTTGAGCACACTCCGTCAAGGTTCCGTAAATACCGTCAATGGAATCCTCTTTGTTTGCGATGAGAAAGCATGAGGACATCTGGGGTCGAGGAGTTCCAGCGTTGAATAATGTTGGGGTGGCATGAATGAAGAAACCCTGGGACATGTTATCGTACGTTTCGAGAACAGATGGTATATCCTTTCCGTGGATACCGATGGCCACTCGCATGAAGAGGTACTGCGGTGTTTCGATCAGTTTTCCATCAACCTTCTGAAGATAACTCTTTTCTAAAGTTTTTAGACCAAAGTACCCAAATTTAAAATCACGGTCATTTTTGATATGTTCCTTCACCTTCTGCGCAACTTCGACGACTTCGTCTGTAATGACACCAGCCTTATGAAGTTTTCTCATGGCGAGATGGAAGTTATTGGGGCACACTTTTTGAATGTTGCTCGCTACGATACGGGTAGCGAGCGTTTCATAATCCGGGTCGGATGTGATCATCCCGACACAAATTTCGGCTGAAAGTGTATCGATTTCCTGGGTGGTGATGTTATCGTACATCGATGAAAATACCTGTTGCGCAACCTTGGATGAGTCGCAATTTTCTGATAGATCATACGTTAAGTTCTTGATCCTATTGGTGACGTTATCAAATTTCATATCCTCAATACGACCTGAGCGTTTAATGACCCTCATATATCTAAAATTCTAGTTTATTTTTTAACTTATTTCTTACATTCAAGATCTTTACTCCGAACAGCGACGCTTCCCGCCACTTCCATTTTGCGGTTAGGCTGAAGAAGATATGTATTTACGAAAAAGGGACCCTCCTCACCCGCCTTAGCTACTGGGGCGTATGAACCAACAAAGCATACTGGGGGTTTACAGACAATCTTAGCCTCTTTTTTTAGCGTGGGATGTTGAGCATACGCCTGGTCAAAATCCGACATGGACAACATTTACTATTTACATATAATTTTTTTCCGTGAGTATATTAAATGGGTGACAATCTCCATCTCAATTCTATCAAACAAACCAAGACTCCATTGAACTCGCTTTTCTTCTCTGAGTTCAACATCGATTTGCTTCAGCGTGGTATTCGTCAGGCCTTCAAAAATAAGAGTGGTATATCTATTGATTACCAAAACCCCGATGATTTATATAGTCTCATGCGAGTCGTATTCATCAACAACGCCGGTGACCACAACGTGAACGTCAACGAGCAGGTGAAGACCATGAACACACGTGTTATCGAAACTGCGGTTGGTCAGATTCAAACTGGTGTATCCCAATACATTACGTACATCAATGAAATTGACACAACCCGAAATCTGTTAGACCGACCGGTTAATACAAGCACTACCGGAAATAAAATGGACTCGAATACTAAAATCGGCATCAAGTAGTTTAAAGTTATGTGCTGTTGGTAGAATAAGTATGAATCTTAACTACTACAAATTTGAAACAGAAAAGGTATGTAAATCAAAGGGGTGGGACAGGGCTCCGATAGATACAGTATGGCTTCTATTGACGGAGGAGTTCGGTGAGTTGGCATCCGCTATTCGCCAACATAAAAAGACTTTTAAAAAAACAAATCTCAAAAAGGATCGAGGCACTGATATTATGATGGAAATGGGTGATGTATTTAGTTATCTCTTTCAGCTAGCACACATGTTAAACGTGGATTTGGATAAAATGTGGTGCGAACACAAAACTAAGATGATGGACAAAAAATATAATCTGAAGTAATGGTAAGTATGAGTTCGTATATGCTCAACGACGAAGATGCGATCAATGATGTCAACCCATTTGTCACGCATGATTTCTCCCTTCCAGGGGGTGTGCGACAGATGAACGAATTTGAAAATTTTTCAGAACTAGCAACTACTGCGAGTGTGCCCGTGTCAGTAGATGAACGTAGTGTGTTTTGTGATTTCGGGTTATGTGGAGACCAAATAAAGCCAGTGACTCGTGATATTATTATACATCCGAAACGGAATATAGATACCGGTTTTACGTGTATCCCGAAGAAGAAGTCGGTCGTACGAGAAGTGCGAGTACCTTATTTTGGCTTCTTTCTATGCGCACTCGTCACGCTTCTGATTCTATTTTATTCAGGACGTCGATGAAATACTTTAGACGACTTGGGTTATTACATTCCTGAATCACTTCACGAAGGTATTTTTTACAAAACTTCTTCATAAACGCCACTTGCCAAGCACTGTTCATATTGATAATCGGTGGTTGGAATGTTGGATCCAAAATTTTACTCGCATGTGTGAGACGAACGTAATCGTATTCTAGTGCCAAAACCTTGTCGAGGGTAAGTTCGGCAATTTTATGTTGAACTTCAATGGTTCTCTTGACCATCGTATCTAGAAACTTTACGTATGAAATGTTCCTATCATTAGACTTTATCGTGGTCCAATCTCCATTAGGCTGGGTGGAAATGTAATCAACGTATGTATCATTTGTATTGGGTCGTTCATAGATAATTTCTATATAATTGACCTTAGAATCAACGTCATACACGGATGTCGCACTTTTGAGGAAGCAAGTCATGTGAAAATAAAGCAAATGTATTCTTTAAACACCTAAGTTGGGTATTTCCATGGTATAAAACCATGATCCAAAATCGAAATGTATTCTTCGATCGCCAACAACAGTTTCTCATATCTCCTGACACTGGATGAATTTCGTAAATCCTTATCTGATGAGTTACGACCTTCATGGATTAAAATTACCACGATAACGATGGTGTCGAGTTTTGTTCAGCATATTGATATCAAGAAACTTCGAAGCATTTTCGAGACTATTGGTTCTTACACGATGAAACGAACAGGTTCTGGTAATGAGGGAGGGTTTAATTGGAAATTGAAACCCACTACATTTTACAATCAAGTGACACTGACCTATCATGACAGTTACAGTACCAAGTCTGTAAAGGTGTTTCCCAATGGAAGCATTCAGGTTGCCGGATGCTGCGATCTCTTTGACTGTAAACGAGTCATCACCCAGCTTACGTATATTTTCAAGACGTTTCTCGATATCGATCACGATGTCCCAGAAGAGTCGTTTCGCATAGTGATGATAAACTCGAATTTCAGTTTAAACTACAACATCAATCTTCACGCAGTTTCGAACTGGTTCGAAGAATATGATGACATCTTCAAAGTATCTTTTGAACCAGATCGTTACTCCGCTGTCAAGATCAAGTTTAAGCCCGCAAATGATATGAAGGAGATTACTTGTAGTATCTTCAGTACCGGTAAAATTATCATCACTGGCGCAGAAACCCTGAAAGAAATCGCATTCGCATATAACATTATTAACCAACACATCAATGAAAATCCCACAATCCGTGTATCCCGAACACAGGAAACCGATGTATTTGACGTTTATCTCGGATACAAATGTGATCCTTTCGTGGAACTTTTGAAGAAAAGGGGATTCAAATCGTGGGTTCACACAATTAACAACCGACAAATTAATTTCTAGATTTATAGTACAATATGTCTCAGCGACTTGGAATGGCCGATGGTCGATGCTTTACAGTGAACTCTTCAGCCCAGTTGTTCAACAACTATGTCATGAAGCAGAACAATATTACTTTTGAGGATAACTATTCTTACCGCCAGCTTCTCCAGAAGTCCGGTCCCGAACTCTTCAACAAGGTGCAGGTAGATAACCAGGGTGTGGGCCCTTGCGTAGACTGTAATAAACCACTCTTAGATACATCCAAAATTTATTGAGCTAAATCCTGAAATTTACTTTATATACCCTACTGTAGAATGTCCACATGCTCTATATGCCTCAGTGAAGTCAAATCGACGAGAACAAATCCGCCGATTCGATGTGGGCATATATTTCATTCACACTGTCTACAGATGTGGAAAGATCGAGGTAAGAACACGTGTCCCACTTGTAGAAAAGTATTTGACGGTTCTCAATTTAGTATCGTAGTCACGATTCAAAACAATCACACAGCAGCTGCAAACTCTGTGTCATTGAACGAAGATTCCTTATTCGATGTATTGGACATGTTCAATATTAATTTTGACGTGGAAAACCAACCCGACCTAGAGAGTATTCTTGCCGACTTTGGGGTGGGTCTTGCCGACTTTGATTCCTCTATTTTTGACACAGAATGATCCACAGTACAGACTGTAATTCAGAGAAGAGTAATCCCTCGAACTTTCACGTGGATCCTTGATCATTTTACCACGGGCGTCCGTCAGGAGAGGACCCGTAGCCCAACCACGTTTATGACTGAATACATTTGCTTTGAATATGATACGCTTCCCAACCTTGAAACTTCCCGCTCTTTTTATTCGGGAGATGGGAACTCGGAAGAACTCCGCTACTGAGCGAATAGTATCACCCTCTTTGATTTTATATTCGATGACACCATGTTGCTTATAGAAATGGAAATCTC